CGGAATTGTTAATTGGTCGAAAGGATTGGTTTTCGAACAGGTGTGTTCTGACCTGGAAGCGGAAGGATACGAGGTGCAGCCGTTCGTTATACCAGCTTGTGGCGTCAATGCCCCGCACCGGCGGTATAGGACATGGTTTGTTGCCCACCGTTCAGACGCAAGGCTTGAAGATGTGCGACAGAAACGGCAAAACACAGTTTTATCCGGTGGGATTACTTCCGACACCCAGTGCTTCAGAGGCTACCAATTACACCAGGATATACAATCCGGCCAGTCAAATGGGAAGGAGTTTGACAACGTTAGCGGTAAACGGAATGTTGCCGACACCAACTGCAAGAGACTTCAAAGGTGCAAGAACAAAAGAAGCGTTGGAGAAATCAGGACGGAGCAACAAAAACAATTTGCCGGATCATTTTGCCCGCACTGGCAAGACTTCCCTACTCAATCCCCGGTTTGTAACCGAAATGATGGGCTTTCCTACGGACTGGACGGAATTACCTTTCCGAAATGGCGAAAAGAATCGATCAAAGCCTACGGCAATGCGATAGTGCCGCAGGTGGCGTATCGGATATTCGAAACGATTAATGAATATGAAAATTACCATGCCGAGCAAATTTTCAAAATAGTTTAACCGCCTTCGGGCATACAGTAAAGAAAGATGATTGTAAATAAAGAATTGGCCCAAAGTAAAGGGTGTGAGCAAAAAGATAAATGGGAAACGCCGCATGATTTATTCGATCAGTTGAATTCGGAATTTCATTTTACGCTCGATCCGTGTTGTGAGGTCTCAACGGCAAAATGCCGCAAGTATTACACCGAAAAAGAAAATGGGTTGCTGCAAGATTGGACGCACGAAGTTGTTTTTGTTAATCCGCCGTATAGTCGGGGAAACATTGACTTATGGATGAAAAAATGCTGGGAAGAATCCCTAAAAGGGGTTAGGATTGTAGCCCTTATTCCTGTATCGTCATCCTCCAATTGGTGGCACGAGTATGTGTTAGGATGCTCTGAAATAAGGTATATACGCAGACGAGTGAAGTTTGTAGGAGCAAGATATACAGCCCCATTTTCAAGCTGTATTGCAATCTATAATGGTTTAACCGCCTCCGGGCATAACATTATAAGCTATGATTTTAAGATTTAGAGAAGGTTCCGCGCTTCATGCCGAATTAAAGCGGATGTACGATGTGCGCGAAGCCACGTACAAAGAGGCATGCGACATTATCGAAGAGTTGGTCGGTGAGCGACCGGAAGGATTCGGATACCGATGGGGCTTTGACTGCACCTGTATATGGAATCCGCACATGGTCGCATTTAAAGACGGTTTTGTTCCCGATCCCAAATTGATGTCGGAAAATACGAAAGTATCGAACCGTGAGCATAAAGCATACAAAGTGCTTAGAACCACCCCAAAAGGGCGGAAAGCGTCGGATAAATTCAAGAAATTCCACAATTCCCTCACCTCTGAAGGTCTGGAAGAACTGGGGCTGCCTATGCATACAGAAAGTCGGTATTTCTATTTCATGCCCAGCAGGGATGAAGCCGGGTACTACCTCGCGGTTAGCAATGATATAGCCGATGTGCTGCAAAAGAACGTCGATATCACGATTGAATTAATGTAAAGCGATGAAAAAGATCATGTTTAACGACCGATACGGCCTGACACAAGCGGTAATTGAGGGTCGAAAGACCGTAACGAGACGAGTAGTCGATGCTTCGGGGAAATATTCAGAGTTTCGGGTATGGCAGCCAGCCATAGAAATGCCCGACGGATTATATGGATACAACGATGATGGTTGGGAGTACCTTGTTGAACCTTACCGAAAGGATGAAATTGTGGCCATAGCACAGAGCTATAAGAATTGTGGATTTGTTAGAGAGTTTGTCACAGATGATGCTGAAATGTATGCAGGTTGGAACAATAAAATGTTTGTCCGCGCCGGTATGATGCCACACCAAATACGAATACTCGATGTTCGTGCCGAACGGTTGCAGGATATAACCAAAGAGGATTGTTTGAGGGAGGGAATTGAATTGATGTCGGTTTATGAAAAATTATGGAGTAAAATGCCAAAACCCATGTATCGTAATCCTATATATGTCGGATTAATAGAAAGCGATCCCCGCGAAGCCTTTGCTTCCCTCATCGACAAGATCAGCGGACGCGGAACCTGGAATAAAAACCCCTTTGTTTGGAGAATAGAATTTAAACTGGTGAAATAATGACGACTCTACCGCCCATCTGCCGGGCATTGGCGATGGGACTGAATGAAGAATTTGAGAAAACCAAAACCAGCCTTCGGGCATAATAAATTGACACATGAAAAAACAACTTTGTAAATGGGTAGGTAAATTGTATCGAGCGCTGGGAGGCTTTGAACCTTTATCCCTTACCCCCACTCCGGAGCGTCGAAGCAAAGAGATCGTCGTATTGAGCGCCGATTATAGATACGATCTAAGTGATAATGTTAGTCCGGACTGGATCAAAAGTCGATTGAGTGAATTGATCGCCCGCGAAATGATCGACAAAGAAATCGTACAAATCTATTGTAGGGATACATACGAACGCGATAGAGTGATGCAAACCGTTCGTGCCATCGTAAAAACCGTAAAACCTGAAAAATTAAGCATGTATGCACCGGAATAAATTACTCGCAAAACTCCACATCCTATTGAAAGAGACAGGGGCGGAGGCCCATAAAAAGGATATCTACGCCGGCTACGGAGTGGATAGCGCTAAGGAAATGTCCGACGATCAAATCGTCGACCTGATCGGCCGACTCGATGCGTCGACGCAAAATCATTCGACAATGGAAAGATCTCACCCGATACAGCAGAGGCACGAAGCGGCGAACGGCCAAATACGCTCCCTTCGCAGCGATGTATTGTTTGTGCTCACAGCCAACCCCGACGCTCAGAGTCCGCGACGCCGGGGCCTCGGCATCCCGAACGACTGGCAGATCCTGAACCCGTTCATCCATCATCACGCCGGGAAGCTTCTCTACGAAATGACAGATAGCGAATTGCGGTCGTTCAAAACAAAACTTTGCGCGATGCGGCAGACCGGATGGCGATATAAAGGCGGCGACATAAAACGGGATGATCCGGATCGGCATTCAGTGCCGCCAGTGTCGGTCTGGGTCGGCATTCCGGCGGAAGACATCGGCCCGGTTAATTAAAAAGCCGTCAGCGAAATAATCACCAACGGCTCGGTTGTTCTGGCGGAACAAGACAAAGTTAGTGATTTTTCAATGGCATACAATAAAAAGGGATATTTTTTGCGAGCGAAAGCCATAAAACGCATAGCGGCAGAGCACTACGAACCTGGTCGACAGGATCGCTGCTACAAGTGGGTTTGGAAGCGACACATCAGGCCCGTGTACGGCATCTGCTACAACACCTTTTTAAAGTATCTCAAATGCGTCGAGCCGGGCGCGGAAGACGGAGGAACACAACTCCGGTTGTTCGATTAGGGGCCCCTACTACGGGGCCTCTAAGTTTGACATGAAAAACCACCGAAACCCTTCCTTTATTAAGAAATAATGACTACATTTGGATGTTATTATATTATTAATCAATAAAATTATGATGAACAAACTATTACTTTGCGCTATGCTCATTCTTGCTGCCGGGTGTTCGAAAGACGATGAGCCGACAAATCAAAACGATCAATTAGTCGGCACTGTCTGGCATCAGGATATTAACGAATACCGGGCTTATACTTTTTATTTCGCCATCAATGGAAAATGTACCGAGTCATGGAAAACCTCGGTCGGCAGCGGAACGCTTGACTTGCAAAGAACATTTGAATACAAGGCTCCGAATATCACCATCATAAGCCCGTCGGGTAGTGTCGTGTATTCCGGGACTGTGGACGGTAATAAAATGAAATTAAAAGCAAGCGACCCCGAAAAAGGAGAACTTTTACTAACGAAAGTAAGATAAAATAATTAGCCCGCCGTTCAGTCCGGCGGGCTTTTTTATTCTGCATAGTCTTCCTGTGTCGTCTCGAACTCGATCCGGTAAACCTTCAACCCGTCGGCACGCTGCTCCGGAATGACGCTTTTACGGGACAGGCTGCTGAAAAAATCCATCCCCCACCCTTGAAGGGCGCAATATACTTTGTCCGGCAACTGCATTTTTTCGAGGGCCTTTTGTTTCCACTGTTTCGGCGTGACACTGGACGTCTCGTCTATCCATGCCTCGAACGCCACGCGAACCGTGACGGTTACTTCGCATTGCTGCACCTTCGCACTCTGGTCTTCGCATTTGTTAAAACGAACATCGACCAGCGCGCACGGAAAATCTACCGGAGGAGGCGTCTGCCCTTCCAATTGTCCGCTCTCTAAATCGATGTATAACAGTTCCGGCACTTGTGCCGTAAGGCGTTCTTCGACCGCCGAATAAATCTCCGTCATATTTTCTTTATTTAAATGGTTGTTTTACCAGGCTGTTCAGCCGGACGATTATCTTATCGTTCAGTATCGGCGAGTGCCCCATGTATTGTCGTTTGGGGATTTTTATCGTAAGTTTTTTAGCCCTGGCCATCGCAGCCCACTTCCCCGTTTTCGAAATGTCGGGACTCTTGCCGGATGGGTTCTCTTTATGTTCCATCGCCCAAAAGAACCGACGCTGCCTGACCGTCGGGATCTGGATGATCGTCCCACCCTTGTTGTGTATCCTGGCATACTGGACGCGCGGCGATCCGGCTCCGATCCGCACCTCGCGGCTGCTGACCAGCGTCGGACGAATCGTGTTCATCAGCGATCCGCTACGCACCATCAGCGATCCTCCGGAACCCGGCCGTTTAGCTTCAGGCCAGGGTACGCCGTCCCAATCCTTTTTTCGAAAACGCTCCTTATAGTATTCGGTCGCCGTCTCTGCGATCACCTGGGGGGCCGCCTGTTTTATATTCGCCGCCATGCGGTCGATTTTTTGCCGAATCTCTTCGAAAGTTGCCATTTGTATGGAATTTTCATATATTTGCCATAAGTGAACGTGTACGGGTGTAATCGAATCGGTCAGCCCTCGCGGGTGATGGGGACTGTAAAGACTGGATGACCAGCGTATCCGTTTATTAGCCCGCAAGTATGGAAGCCTCCTTAACCGGAGGCTTTCTTCGTATATACCAGCAATCCCCGCCGGTGTTTCGTGATAACCTCTTTTTTCATCCGTAACGGGAACCACGTCCGGACGGTATTTAGTTCTCCATCCGAAATTCGGCAGCATACGACGACTACCTCGTCCCGGTAGTATTTAATCAGCGTGTAATTATCATACGGCTTTCCGGCCCGTTCGTTATTAATCCATACTTCATCGGGATTTTTGAGTATCTGTGACAGGCAGTCGAGATATTCCACCCTGGAGCGGTGCGACCCGGTCGTATGCCGGTCGAAATTAACTTTCTCGATCACGACCTGTCGGTCGTTTCTATCCATGAGCGTTACCTTTCCCTGCCACTGACGCGAATCGAACCATTCGCCGGCCGTCCCTGTGAATCGGGGAACATGCTGCGTAGCGGCCGCCTTACCTTTACTGACTGCCGGCAGCCCGAAATCCGAAGCTCCCAGACGGTCGAGGTATTTAGCCGCCTTGCCGGGGAACTTCCTGATGTAAAACTGATTTTCATCGAACACCTGCGGCAACACTGCCCGGTTCACGCCGAATCCTTGCGCCTTCGCGTTTTTATATTCCGCAGTCTCGAAATATTCGTCCACCCTCCGCCGCATGGCCGCTATGTCTATCCCGGCTACCTCATGCTGCATACGGGGCACTACGTAGCACCGGCAGTTCCATCCGTTGGGAGGATATATCTTTTTCCAGCGGACATCGTTTGCCGGCAGAATCACCCCGTCGAGCTTTCGATGCTCTTCGCGCACATGGTCGTCTCCTGCGGTGCGGTATTCCCAATACGGGAACAATTCAATCTGTCCCATCAGGCGGTTATAGGTCGCCGTACTTTCGGCGATCAGCCCGGCCGTGTTGTATTCGGTCTGCGCCCATGCTTTATTGAATACTTCGGTTACTTGTCGCGCCTTCTCCATAAACTCGGCCGAGCTCTTGCTGTCGCGGAACAACTGATTCAGTTTCTGCAACTCGGCCAGCGTTTTGGCAGCGGAAAAGTGGTATAAATTCGTCTCCATCGCCGTTTGCGCTACGGCATTTCGGTGTCCGTAGTCGAAGCCGTCGTTTCGGGGCCGCCCGGCAAATCCGCGCCCAAGAGCCGCGACGAGCTCCCCCGCAATCCTACCGAACAGCTCGGCGTCAAAATAGGCTGCTTCGCCCCGCGCGACCCGTTTGATCAGGCGCGTATAGAAGTCGTCAGCCGGATCATCGGCCGGGTTCGTGAGGTGATTGCCATCGGACGCCCCCGTGTAGGGGGCTCCGGCGAAAAAACGGAACAATCGGGCAAAAAAAGCGTGGTTCGCGGCATCGGCGTCCTCGTCAGGATCGTCCGGGATCTCTTCTTCCGGAATCACCGGCGCAGACTGTCGAAGATGCACCACCTCTTCATTTTCGTCGGGTTTGGGAATGCCGAAGGTCTCGTAGATATAGTCCGCCGGTATAGGAACCATGCCGACCGCATCCTTCACCAGCGACATGCGTTCGAGCATCGTTACCGTTTCGCCGGCGTCCGGGAATGCGAAATACCCGCCGGAGACCGGATATCCCCGGTTTTCGAGGATGGGAAGCAGTTTACGGTTGAGCACGCGCTGCACGAATCGCCGGTCGGCTTTGTGCTTGCTTTCAAGCACCTCCATGTGTACCTCGCCTTGCGCCCTCGACGATCCGTCGAGCGTCGTCATCGTCTGGCCCAATATGCCGATCAGGATCTCCTGAATGCAGGCCATGCGCAGCCGGTCATAGATCGCCCCGTCCCCGGAACTTTTATTGTCTTTGTACTCGATGTCGCTTTCTTTAGGAATCACCGTCCTCCGTAGCGATCCGGACTGCTCCAATGCGCGAATCAATTCCTGCCGTGTCGCTTCGTCATAGTTATTGTATTTGGCAACCTGGAACGGCATACCGAATATTTCGGCATACTCTGCCCAGTCGCCGAACCCGCCGCGCTTGTAAATCACATACGGCGCGGCTTTCAGGATAAGTCCCAGGTCGTTATTCTTCCCCACCTCGATAAACGAATCGTTATCCAAGTACGACGGGCCTCCATCGTCCGACTCGTTCAATGCGATCTGTTTGGTCGCCGGCCTGATGTGCTTACGAGGAATAGAATTAAAAGAGAATCCGTCGGAGAAGTCGAATTCGAGCAAGCTGATTCCCCAGAATTTGGCCTGCATGATCTCGATCAGCATGTCTTCGAATTCGGGCGTATCCATCAGGTCGTCGATCTCCGCGACCGCTTCGCCGTTTTGGGACTTGAACACCAGTTCGGCATTGGTGATCGCTTCGATCCGTTTGTCGATAGCGTCCGACAGGATCGGGTCGAGCATCAGGTCTTCATACAGGTTGTACAGCGCTTTCCGCTTTCCCCGATCGGCCGCTTTCAAAGCGCTGCGCCAGGTATCGATATCGGCAGTGTTTCGGGGGACGGGCTGTATGGTGATGTTGTTTATCACCAAATTCTGGGATTGTTGTTTCGGGGCGCTATTTTTACGTTTTACGGTCATGGTGGGTCTATGTGTTAAATTCGAAGTCAGATTTGAAATTAAAGGCGATTAAAGGGCGATTAAACGACTTTAGAAGTGCTGCGCCCGCTTGGGATTGGACGAATAGTACACGAGTCCGCCCTGCGTTTCCGCATCTTCGGTCTTCGGCAGGTCTGGGGACACGTCGCCGCGCTGCACCGCTTTAAGCCATTCAACGGCGCGATCGTAGCGTTTCTCGCGCCGGTCGTAATGAATGCCCGGCGAGGTCAGGTTAATCAGGTGGTACGTGGCGATATCTTTTATGAATATCAGCAGCAGATCGTTGCGTTCGGCCCCTTCCGCCCGGAAGATCCGCTCCGTGTCGAACCGGCCGAGATAACCTTTCGCTTCAGCGACCGCGCCGTCGATGGCGGCGGCTATGATCGTATCGTCGCCTCGTGTAATGAGATCCTGCAATTCGTTGCGCAGGTGGCTCTGTAAATCCTCTTTAGTCAGAAACATATCAGTATCTTTTTGTGTTTCGCGGGCGCGGAATGCTGGTGATCCGCGAGTTCCGTGACGTTATTTTTTCCCGGATAATGAATACGCCTCCCTCGGTGGCGTCGACGCCGTCGCACGGAGCCGAAAGTTTTGGATTCACGGCCTTGAATTGCTCTTCAAGCCGTTTCATGTGGGGATTGCCGCGCTCATCCTCGTTGAATACCAATCCGCCCGTTCGCACGAGCGGTTCGAGCGTGCCTTCTATGCGGGAGAATTTGTCGCCTTTTTTTCGGTCGTCAGGCGTTACGCAAAGGGCGTTTCCGTCGCGGCGTCCGCGCTCGGCGAACTTCGGCATGAATACCTGTTCGTAAAAAGGGGTTTGGAGGCTGTTGTTTTCGATATACCAATACACAGGGGCCTGTCCTCCGACATACGCTTTCAGATCGTAAAACCACTGGATAAAGGTGTCGGTGGTGGCGTTGTCGACAAAACAGTTCAGCACATAATAACGGCCTTCGCAGAAGCCCATCAGGATGACGGCCTTCGTGCAACTGCCTTTCTTGTCCTTGTTCGACGTGGCGGGGTCGGCGTAGGCTACCAGGAACGGAAATTTTCGCAGTGCGGGACAACGATCCCAGCGAATTTCCTTAAAAGTCTTCCCTTCCTGGATAGGGTTGTTGAAATACTCCCCTTGCTGGGCTTTAAGCGAGATCTTGCTTAGGGCGCGGTCGATGTCTTCCTCGCTGTTTTTGCTCGGCCACACAGAGCGGCCGAACTCGTCCCGGATGTTAATAACGTCGGCGTGGTCGGCCATTTCGATGGCTCGCAGCATACAACAGTTCTCGGCGATAATGTTTCCGCAAAAGATCACCAGCAGCGGCGTGGAGATCGACCGCGTAGCATAAAGCGCCCTTTCGAGCCAGTCCCATTTCTTATTCACGATATCCGGGTTCAGGCAGTCGGCGTCCGTATCGAAGTCGTCGATCAGCAGTACGTCCGGCCGCATCTCTTCGTTGCGCGATCCGCGCGGCGACTGCCCGGCTCCGACGGCCCGAAATGCGGCCCCTATGCGCAGACGGAACTCCCCCGACTCCCAATTGCCGGGCATCTTCTGTTCTCCGTAATCGTTTATCAGCCGTTCGTTGCATTCGAAAAACGCCCGGTACGGAGCCAGCAGCCGCTCGGCATTATCCTGACTGTTCGATGTGAGGATGGCATTGCGCTTACGACGGGTCATAATCAAGTAGCACACCTCCATCATCGTGCGGGCGCTCTTGGCTAATTCACGCGCCCAGGCCCGCGCTTCGTACCACTCCGGATGCGCAACGACGCGCCGGGTGGCCTCGCATTGGAAAGGCGCGGGTTCGGCGGTGTAAAACTTCTTGAAATAGTATTTAAACCACTTTTCGGGATCGGCTTCCAGGCGGCGAATACGGCGCAGTTTATCGGCCTGACTTTCGAAAGGGTCGACTTCCAACCCGGCATTAAAACTTCGTAAGAAATCGTACCAGAATTGATACGCCTGTTTATCGGTCACCTGTGCTGTCATCGCATCGACTCTTTAATGAAAGCATCGTACAACGGCAGGAAACGGATTGCCGCTTCGGAATCGATTTGCCGCAACCACACGAGGAATTGCTTTCCGATTTCAACTTTCTGCGCGATCCCCGTTTCCGTCTCCAGTTTCTTGATCGCATTGGTCAGTTTGACAATGGTGTCGGCCTCGCGGCTGGATATGTAGCGTTTGGTCTCGTCTTCGCGGCTGTTAACGGCCTGCCGTAAGGCCGATATCTGATTATACAACCAAGCCAACTGGCTTTCTTTCGAGGTCAGTAGCGAGACTTTCAGATCCTCCCACCTTTCCTCCCTGATCCATTTGCCGATGGTCTGCGGCGTCGATCCGACCCGCGCGGCGATCTCTTTATTCGTGATGGCGTCTTCGGTTAGGTAGAGCTTCTTTGCGAACTCTTTCTGCTGGCTCCGGGATAACTCTTTCATGTCCTTTTTTCTGCAAAAGTGAGCCGTTTTAACCCCGTGTAAAAAAATAGTTTAAACCATTGTTACACAATTTTATAACTACTGATTTTCGCCCGAATATTGCCGAAAAAACAAGGCAATGACTCAAACGTATATCGACGCGATAAATCCCCAGAGTCAGGTAGCGGAAATGCACCTGTACGGCTCTATCGGCAATAAGATCGACGGCGACTTATTCGCCAGGGAACTGGCTTCATTGGATAGGCAATGCAACCAGGTCAACATCCGGGGTAACTGCCCCGGCGGAGACGTGCTTCAGGGCATGAGCATCGTATCGGCGATACTGTCGATGGTCACGCCCGTGCACGTCTATGTAGACGGCATCATGGCCAGTATGGGGGCCGTGATCGCCGTGTGCGCCGATCGCGTCATCATGCAGGACTTTGCCAAGCTGATGATTCACGATCCCTTCTTCTCCGACAACGGCGCTATGACGGCGAAGCAGCGCAAAATGCTCGATAAGATCCGCGATATGCTGCTCGGCGTATTGATGCGCCGAGGCAAAAATGAAGAGGAGATCTCGCGCCTGATGACCGAAGAAACCTGGTTCTCCGCAAAGGAAGCCCGCGAGATGAACCTGTGCGATGAAATTCTCGCTTCCAACCGCGCCGAATCCTTCCTAAGACTAACCCCTCAGCAGATCATCACACAGATCAGCGCAGAATATCAACCACAAAATCAAAATGTTATGAATCTCACCAATGAAGCGGCCGAATTACTGAAACTCAAGGCCGAAGCTACCGAGGCGGAGGTATCCGCCGCCGTCGTCGCCCTGAATAGCCGGGTTGCGACCCAAACCAAACGGGCCGACGACGCCGAACAGCGGGCGAAAGCGGCTGAAAACGAACTGTCCGAAATCCGTAAGGCCCAGGCCGAGGAACGGAAGAAGGAGGCCGAAACCCTGGTCGCCACCGCAATCAAAGATGGGCGCATCAACGCTGCGGCCAAAGAGTCCTACCTGGCTCTGTTCGAAAAAGACCACGAAGCGGCGAAAACAGCTCTCGCGTCTATCCCCCGCCGGACGAATATCGCCAATCAGATCGGCGGCAAAGACGCCGCCCCGGAGCGGCAGGCGAAGCTCGAAGCCATGAGCTGGGAACAGCTCGATAAAGGCGGCTTCCTGGCCGACCTGAAAGCAAACAACCGCGACCTGTACGACCGGAAGTTCGAGGAACGGTTCCATCGCAAACCTTCAAAACAGTAATAAAAAATGGCAGTAGAAAGAGAAATTTGGGAAGGCGACATCGTCGAGAAGTTGTATGCCGAGAATCCCCACCTGAGCCTGTGCGTCAACGCAGACCAGTATGTTTTAGCCGGGAAAGTAGTGCACATCCCGCAAGCCGGCGCAGCCCCCGATGTGGTAAAGAACCGTTCGTCGCTGCCGGCGGCCGTGAAAAAGCGTACCGACACGGACATTACTTATCCGCTGGATGAATACACATCCGATCCGGTGCACATCTCCAACGCCGAAACTATCGAACCGAGCTACGACAAACGTATGAGCGTTATGGCGGACACGCACATGGCGCTGAATGAAACGGTCGGCGTAGTGACGATCCGCAACTGGGCTCCGAGCGGTTCGGCCCGTATTATCCGCACGTCGGGCGAAGCCGTCGCAGCCCACATGCCCGGTGCGACCGGTATGCGTAAAAAGTTTCTCAAGGCCGAACTGAAAAAGGCCCAAAAGCAGATGAACAAGGATAACATCCCTACGTCGGATCGCTATGCCATGTTCGACGCCGATATGATGGATCAATTGACCGACAGCCTGACCGATTCCGAGTACAGGGATTTTTCCCGCGCTTACGACGAAAAAAACGGCGTGGTCGGTAAACTCTTCGGCTTTACTATTCTTTCGCGCAGTTATGTGCTGGGATATAACGGTTCCGCAGCAATCGAGCCGGGCGGCGAGGGTAATTCTCCCGACTGTGCCGCCGTGCTGTGCTGGCATAAAAATTCCGTCGAAAACGCTCTGGGGCAGGTGAAGTTCTTCGAGGACGAAGGCAACCCGCAATACTACGGGGATATCTATTCCGCTCTCGTGCGTATGGGCGGCCGCATCCGCCGCGAAGACCAAAAAGGCGTCGTTGCCATCGTGCAGGATCTCGTTACCGAAGCGTGGAAGACCGGCGAGGAGTACAAGGCTGACGCTTTCGTAACCAACGACGGCAAGACCTATGTCTGCGTAGAGGATCATACGGCTTCGGCCGCATTCGCTACGGACGCCGCGAAATGGGAGGAGATCGTATAGCATGGAAACCTGGATAACCGCTCTTGTCGCTCCGGCGACCCTGTTGATACTTACCTGGATAACCAACCGCACGGGCCGGCGCATCGACGAGACCCAGAAGCTCGTAACGCTTTTGCAGCAGGAGATCGGCCGGTTGAATATCAAGATCGAAAAGTTGGAAACAAAGGTCGAGACTCGCGACGAGGCGTTGGAGCGCAAGAGCATAATTATCCAGGAGGCTTTCAGATGCCGGACGCCTTCCAGCAAATGTCCGGTACTTATAAAACAATCACAATTAAACGATTATGCACAAAACAACACGGGGACTGCGCAACCGCAATCCGGGCAACATTCGCCACAATGCGACCCGCTATCTGGGGGAGATTGCGGGGACGGATAAGTCCTTCAAGACCTTTTCCGCAATGCCCTGGGGATATAGAGCCATGTTCGTGGCGCTGTATACCTACCAACGGCGATACGGGCTGAATACGATCACCGGGTTGATCCGGCGGTGGGCCCCCTCCAACGAAAACGATACCGAAGCGTACATCGCAGCGGTATCCCGCGACAGCGGAATTCAGCCTACGACCTGGATCAACACCCAGCACCGGGATACGATGATCCCGATCGTAGCGGCGATGAGCCGCGTGGAAAACGGAGTGTCGGCCGATATATCCGAAGTCGAGGCCGGCTGGGAATTATTCGAAAAACATAAACCATGAAAAAGCTGATTGCCATCATTTTGTCGCTATTATTTATAGTCGGATGCTCCAGATCTGTAATCCCGGTAAAATCGGAAACGGATCGCCGAAAGACCGAACGGATCATCGACACCGTGACAAAAGTCGTTCCCGACAGCGCCTTGATCCGCGCTCTTTTGGAATGCGACAGTCTGGGACAGGTGCATATCCGCGACCTGTACACCGAAAACGGGCGATTGGTAAAACTCAATATGGAATTACGGGACAATCTGCTGCGACTACGGGCCCAAGGGGAATCACAGGAGCGGGTGCGGGAAGTAATCCGCACCGATACGATCTACGAATATATCGAAGTTCCTGTGGTCGTCAAAGATCCGGTCGTCGAATACCGGCTCCGGTGGTGGCAGAGGTGGCTCTTATGGATAGGAGTGTTCTACCTGGTTCGTATCGGAGTCAAAGTCTTTCTGAACTGGAAGCAAATCACATTTAAAAACCTTTTAAAAATCTTTTGACCATGATTAAAAAAGCGATAGGACTGAATGAAGAAGGTATCCTGCTGGCCGATATGACCGAGGACGGCGCAATTCCCGCCGAAGACAAATTCAAAGCCCTGGGGAAAACCTACAAAGACACGGCCACCCTCGAAACCGAAGAAGGCGAAACGGTTGCCTGTGAGTGTGAAGAGGACGACGACCCCGAAGACGAAATCTATATTCCCGGCGGCACGACGCTGAAATATTCGACGTCCGATCTCGACCCGGAAAGTTGCTATAAAGCCCTCGGTGGCGAATTGTCGGTCGATAAAAAGACTTGGGGCGCTCCGGATAGTTTTCGTCCGAAAGAGGTGTTTGTAAAATATACAACCAAATCCGGACTTCAGGTAACAATCAACCGGGCTAAGATGTACACCCGTATCAACTGGGCCATCAAGAAGAACGGTTACGGACTACTGGAGCATACTCTCAAAGTACTGAAACCGAAAGCGGCAGGAGTAAAGAAGATGCAAGTGGTCGATACCTCAATTACTGAATCCGAAGGCTAACCCTGCGAATTATGAACGAGCAGCACATTCAAATTCAGGCTGCCGATACGATCTTACGCAAAGGAGTGCGGGTTCCGGTTCTGGCCCCGCCTCTTTTGTTTCGGATCTTCGGCAAACGCCGCATGAGCATTACCCTGAGGCAGCCTTCGTTCAACGGCCTACTGATTATCAGTCGTCTGGTCGTTGAAATGGGGCTCTCTCCGGATGAATTCAAAGACCTGACCACCGCCGAATGCTATAAGCTGATCGACCGGCACGGCGAAAAGGTGGCGCAGATAATCGCCGTCTCCGTCCTCCGCTGGCCGCCTCTTATTTGGGGATACAAACGGTTCGCCCGTTGGATGGGATGGCGCATCGAGCCGGCGCTGCTCGCCTATGCCCTGCATTTGGTGTTGACCCTGAACGACGCAGGGGATTTCATAAGTTCTATCAGATCGGTAACGGAGCGGCTTCCGAACCTTCTGAGTCCGAGGAATCAGGGGAGCATCGGGGACGAGTAGTCGGCCTCCATAGCCCCTGGGGTATGTTATACCAGCTTAGAAAAGACCTGCACCTGTCCCGGTGGGAGGTCACCTGGGGAGAATCGTGGATCAATATCGCCATGATGCTGGACGACGCTCCGCATTATGTTTCCCGCTCCGATCACGCCCGGCCCGCCGAAGAGATGAGCGACGATGACTTGAAAAAATTCGCAAATGAACTGAACCGATGTCAGAAGAGATAGACATTCGCTTTTTACTGAACTCCCCCGAGGTGGAACGGGAATCCAAGCGTACCCAGGATGCCATCACGGGTATTGAGAAGACGGCCAGGTCGACAAGTAAGACCATATCGTCGTCATTCTCCGAGGCTTCGATCCCTGTCGAAGACCTCACCGAGAACCTCCGTATCCAGAAGCGTGTGCTCAAGGAGCTTGAAGATCAGTATAAAAAGGAGGCGAAAAAGGTATCCGGGATGGCTCCCGGCGCAGTAAAGGTGGAGGCGGAAAGACAGTTGGCCGTTTCAAAACAGGAGATCGAAGACGAGAAAAAAGCCCTTGTGGAACTCGAAGCGATTCAGAGCCGGTATAAACAGTCCGCCGAGTCGATGCGGACGAAGATCCGCAAATTGAAGGAGGAGATGTCGGGCATGGTCGAGGGTACGGACGAATACTACCGAAAAATGCGCGAGTTGGGGACCCTTCAGGATCGATACGGCGACATTTCCAAGCAAGGACAGATCTTCGCCGACGACCAGAAGAACATCCGTGCAACGACCGAAGCGATCCAGGGACTTTCCGGAGTCATGTCCGCAGGAACCGGCGTAGCGACGCTGTTCGGAGCCAGCCAGGAAAATCTCGCCAAAATCCAGGCCCGGCTCCAGGCAGTGATGGCTATCTCTATCGGCGTGAACCAGGTGGCCCAGGTGGTCAACAAAGATAGCTACTTTACGCATATCGCCCTGGCTAAAGCCAAAGACATGGTGACAGCGTCGACTACGCGCCTGAGCGTCGCGCTGGGTATTTCGAACGCGGCGGCGAAAACCCTGATGGCAACTTTAACCCTCGGCCTTTCGCTCGCCATTGCAGGCCTGGTCGTTCTGATTAACCGGATGAACAAATCGAAGGCCGAAGCGATGGCTAAAGACGCCGAACTGCACAATCAGGTGGTGAAGACCCGCATCGAGATCGCGCAGGAGTCGGCCGAAATCGACAAACAGTTCCGGGCCCTCGAAAAAGCGAAGGCGGGTACGAAAGCTTACGAAGCGGCGAAGAACAAGATCCTCACCGGCTACGGGAAATACTTGCAGGGCCTGTCGACCGAAATACGTACTCTTCAAGACGTTGAAGGCGCATATAATGCCGTGAAGAAAGCGGCTATTGACAGCGCCAATGCCCGCGCCCGCACCGCATTCGTTTCCGAAGCCTCGCAAAAGGCTAACGAGAAGATGGCGGCGGCGATGGGTTCGATCCGTGAGGAGATCGTGAAATCGTATGACAAAGAGTTTCTGGAGAAATTTCCCGATCAAATCACGTCGATCATGGCCGAGATTACGGATGCGCTTATGCAGCCCGACAGAAATTCGCGGCAGAAGTTCATCGACGCAGGAGCTATCCTCGAAGATTACGGCTTTGGAAAAATGGCGATTCAACGCGTGTTGCGAGGATGGGATCTTCTGACGACAGACGTTAAAAGCAGCTATGTGCAAGACTTCCATTTAGCCCTGGAGGAGTTAAACGGCATCGAAGAAGTGGCCGAACGCGTGTTCAAGACGACCACGCCGAGCAACGAAGAGATCGCTAAAAACAAAGCTTACTGGACAGAGCAGCGCGATAACGCGCAGGCTGCGCTCGACGCCATGAACGAAACCAAAAAAGGGACGGCCGAATGGAACGAGCAATACAAAAAACTCGCTCTTGCCAACCAAAAACTCAAATTATGGGACTTCGCAGCCGACCCGTCGAAATTACAGTCCAAACTCAGCCAGACGGCATTACAGGCACAGATAGAACTCGAAAACGCCAGAGCCGGAGTTATGAGGGACGGGAAGGAAAAGCGACTCGCGCTGGCCGAAAGCGAATACCGGCAGCGTCTTGCTGTCATAGACAAAGAGGAAACGGATCTTAAAGCACAATACAAAGCCCAGGGGAAAACTATATCGCAGGAAGAGAAAGATTCCTTTGCAGCCCGCCGGCAGATCGCCGATACCGAACGTGCGAATAAACGGTTCGACGCTGAGTACGACTACTACAAACAGACCAAAACGCTGTACGATGAACTGGCCGATGTATTCCTGACCGATGAGCAGCGCAAAACCAAAGCGATCCGCGACCGGTTCGACGAAATGCGAAACCGGGTAAACGATAGCGTACTGTACGACGGCATGGACGAGGGTACGGCCGGCAAGCTCTACGCGCGAATAGACCAGGCGCAGCAACAGTCCGAGTTAGACGAAGCGCTCAAGCAGTTCAAGACCTATCAGACTCAGGTCGAAGAGACGGTACGCGACCACAATGATCGGATCGTCCGCCTCCGTGCGGCCGGCTACGAGGCCGAGGCCCAGGAAGGGGAACGCCAGCGCGACAGGGCTTTACGCCAACTCTCCGAGGCCATGCTTCAGGAAAGCGACTTGTGGGTTCGTCTTTTCGGCGATCCGGCGACTAAAACGGTCGCTCAGATCAAAACCCTGATCGACGAGACCCGGAACCTTTACGACTTTCTTCAGGGGAAAGAGGGCGCAATGAAGCCTATTGGATTTACTGACCAGCAGTTGGAAGACTTGAAAAAAAGCCCGGAAGCGCTCAAGGCTATCCAGGATGCGATCAGGAAATTGAAACAGGAACTCGGACAGAAAAGCCCGTTCGACCAGTTCGCAAACGAAGTTAAAACGGGCGTCGACCTGATAAAAAAGGCATTCGGCGCAGATGGGAAAGGGATAAAGGATGTGTCCGGAGGAGTGACTGTAATTAATGACGCTTTCAGGGCATTTTCTCCGACACTCGAAGAATTCGGTAAAGACCTGTCGAACATCTTCGGAGACGAAGTGGGCGAGGCCATCCAACAGGCCGTCCAGTTAGGCCAGGCCGTAGGCGACGCCGGTTCGGGTATCGCAAAAATCGTTTCCGGAGACGTTGTCGGCGGAGTAATGAGCGTCGTTAAGGGGATCGGTTCCGTTTTCACAATGGGCCGCGAAGCGGAAAAGCGTCATCAGCAAGCGCTCAAGGAGATCGCCGACGCGAGGATCGCCCTGCAACGCGAATATAACCTTTTATTGCTCGAACAAAACCTTTTATACGAAGAAGGAAAAAACGCTTTCGGCACGAACGAACTCGGCCGGGCCACTAATGCCCTGTGGTTATACAGGCAGGCGATAGCCGATTACAAAAAAGAGTTAAAAGGTGAAGCCCCGACGCAGGGATTGTTCGAAAAACTAATCGGCAAGTACAGCAAAAGCTATCAAAACAAGCTCGACGCTTATAATAAAGGATACGGGGCCCTCGCAGACGCGAAGATTGTCACCGGGCACAAGAAGACCGGATTATTCGGATGGGGAAAGGGAAAAGACGTGTACAGCAGTATCCTCGAAGTGTACCCGAAACTGGTCGACAGCACGGGCCGCCTGGACGTTGCTCTGGCTCAGTCTATCCTGGACACCCAGAAAATGGACGACAGCACCCGAAACCTGGTGCAGTCGCTTATCGACTTACAAGAACAGGCCGACGCCGCACGCGAGGAGTTGAACGCTTACATACAGGAAACCTATGGCGATCTGGGCGACGGCATTATGGAAGCGCTCGTCGGCGGCGTCCGCTCCGGCACGGACGCATGGCTGGAATTCGGGAAAACCGGGGCAAGCGTGTTGGAAGATCTCGGCAGGCAGGCAGCCTACTCGCTATACCTGAAAAACGACTTCGACAAGCTGCAAAAGGACTTAGAAGCCGTTTACGGAAGCGATAAAAGCGAGAAGCAGATCGCTTACGACGCCATGGACGTCGTCGATAAGTTTTATGACACGGTCAGCGGGAAAATGGATCAGGCGGAAGACTGGCTAAAGTATTGGCAGCAGCGGGCAAAGGACAGAGGATTCGATCTATGGGCCGAAGACCAGAGCGCGAAAAAGGAAGGCTCGTCCGGTCAGCTTCAGGCGCAGATGACCGAAGGGACTGCATCGCAACTCGTCGGCCTTTGGAACATGACCGCGCTGGATATTCGAGCCCTAAAAGAGATTATATCCAATAGGGAGCCTGTTCTGGGGAAAATCCAATTAGACGTGCACCAAATCCTGGTGACGACCATTTTGATCGAACAGCACACCCGCGCCACTTCCGAAAACACAAAGGCTACGGTAAATGAATTAAAACAGGGATTTCAGCAGATGAGCCGAATGTTGGATGAAATCGCCGCGAACACGAAAGCAAACGGCAGCAGAAGATAACTATGTACACGCTTGACGGAACCGATATCAGAAATTTCGGCGCGGTCGCGGCCCGTAAAGGGGAGCGTATCGCCCTGGAAGGCGTGTTCTCTTTTCCCAAGAGGAAAGGAACTACCGAACGCAACTGGCTCACCCAGATCGAACCTTTCGTCGATGCGGAAGACCTGGAATTCGACGGACGCGCCATGACGCTGAGCGTGTGGCTTAGGGGGGATTCATGGGTTCAATACAACGACCGTTTAACAGCGTTTAAAAATGCCTGTATCGCCTGCCGAACACTCGCTACGGAATATGCGTCATTCCCTGTCGTACTCAAGGACTCGGTGGAAGTGGAAGAGTATATCGGCCACAACCGGGCCTTCGTATCGGCTACTTTTTGGCAGGAAACCGTACAGTTTCCCGCACTGACAGCGCAGTCTTCCGGCGGCGACGGTTATCGGATCGACGAGTTCAACCTGCTTACAGACTTCGGGATCAGAGTTTATAAACGGCAAGACAATAACGATGTGGGGAAACGTATCGAAACCGATACGACCGAACCTTACACCCTTACGCAATACCGAGACAAAGGTACTGCCACCTTTAAATGTTACCTACGCGGCGAATCCTTTACCGATATATATGCCAAGATGACCCGGTTTCATGCTCTGTGCGCCTCTTCGGGACTCAGGACGCTCCATCTTCCGGATGGAGCCGAGCTGTCGGGTTATGTGAAAGACGGATTTACGGCCAAAGCCGAACACCGTACAAAAGTCTCTTTTGATTTTAAACTACGATTAATATGATAACCGTATTTAGAAATACCGACGCAACAGAGGATGTCGTTTGCACCGTCTCCGATGATAATGCCACGTACTCGGCAGCTTTGATGGGTAAAGACGAGATTGTGGTCGACGTCGTCACTCAGGCCGTATTGCCGGTATCCGTACTCGACTATATACGCTACGGCGGATACGCCTACACGCTTAACCGGCAGCCAGAGTTTACGAAAGAGGCCGATGTGAAGTATCGCTATAACCTGGTTTTCGAAGGAGCTATCTATAACCTGCTCGATAAGGGCTTCGAGCACCCGATTACCAAGCAGACACGATTCACGTTGACTGGGACGCTGCGCGATTTCGTACAGCTTGCGGTGGATAATGCCAACCTGACCGATTCGGGCTGGAGCGTGGGCGACGTACCGGATACCCCGCGTAAAAACATCGTATTCGAAAGTATGACGGTGGGTGACGTACTGGATAAACTGGCAACCGAGTTCTCAGTCGAATACCACAGCCTCGGCAAAAGGATCAGTTTTTATGACCGCTATGAAAATATCACCCAAATTGTTTTCAAGCAGGGCATGGGAAACGGCCTTTTCACTTTAACCCGGCGTAACGTAGACTCCGAAAACACCGTCACGCGGGCCGTACTGTATGGCGGCACGAAAAACCTGCCACTGGGCTACCGCAACGGATCGGAGTACCTGCGCTGGGCCGATCCCGCTACCGGAAATATGTACGTCGAGAATTTCAGCGACTATCCGAAAGTCGTAGAACGTGACGTCTATTTCGACGATGTGTATCCGCACTTCGAGGGCGGGCTGGACGGAGTACGGGGCGACCATCACGAAATAGTCCGCTGTGCGGCCATCGACTTCGATGTGAACGACTATATGATCAAGGACGTAAAGGCGAAGATTAACTTTATAACCGGAGACCTGACAGGGAATGACTTCGAATTCAACTATAACCATGCGACCCATGAGGTAACGCTAATCCGCAAAGAGGACGATACCGTCCTGCCGGACGCCGAGGGCAACCGGCCCTTAATTCCTAACGACAATAAACGCCCGCAAATCGGCGATCAGATCAATTTTACCGACATTACCATACCGCAGGCGTATGTTACCCGCTTTGAAAACCAACTACACGACAAGGGGGTCGAATGGCTGGCGATCAACTCTCAATTGCGGGTGAAGTTCGAGTTATCCATCGACCACCGTTACCTACGGCGCGAGGGAATCTCGCTCAAAATCGGCGACGTCGTGCGGATTCAGGTTCCCGAAGACGGCATAGACCGCCAGTTGCGTATCATATCCCTGGAAAAACGGCTGAAGGACGGCTCCATCACCTGTGAAGTATCCAACTTCCTGCGGCATAGCTGGGAAAAAGAGGTGGAAGGCAAATTGATGGCCGCCCGCGATAAAGCCGAAATTATTCGCTCTGAAGTATTGTACGATCTGAATGCGTCGAAGGAATGGACGGCGCGTCACTTCGCGCGTTTAGCAGGGGGAAACCGACTTTCAGGAGACCAGGATATTGAAGGAAACGTCAAAGTCACAAAGGATATATCCGGAGACAATATTCATGCGGAAAAGGACATTTCCGCCGGTCGGAAAATATCTGCCCAAGCTGGTGAAATCGTTGACATAACCTCCGAAAACATCGAGACCGCAATCCTGAAGGTACTCGAAAAGATCATTGCCAAAGACCAGACGCTGTCCGGGAAGATCTCGTCGGCCGACTTTCTGTCCGGGCTGCTGGGCTACGGCTGGCGTATCGACAGCGCGGGCCGCGCCGAAATGCGCTCGCTAACCCTTTGGGAATCGTTGGACGTGCCCAAACTGCGTTACAACCGGGTTCAGGTCATCGGTTCCGAAATGTGGGTGACCGAAGGCGGCGCGATATCGGACGTACAGTCTTCCGGCAGTCAGTACGTCGTCACGCTGAAGCTGGAAGAAGGCGACTTGAACCCGTTCCGCCCGGCCGACATCCTGAAGGGCATTTACCATACCGGCGCGGGATTCCAGACGGTGATGCTGCGCGTCGACGCGGTATCCGACGACGGCGCAATGACCGTCACCCCGAGGTATCCGCAACTACTTCCGCAGAAGTTTATGGACGTCGCCCGTATCGGCAACTTCACCGACAAAGAGCGCCAGCGCAGTATCCTGATCTCGTCGAAAGAGGGCCGTATCCTGATCCTGGGAGACGTCGACGGCTGGGACGTCCAGCCCCGGATGGTCAAGATGATTTTCGGGGACACGTCCGGATTCATCCACCCCGAATTCGGCGATATGTCGGGTTATAACGCTTTTCTGGAAAACATCCTGATGACCGGCCGGATCTACCAGAAGTCCGCCGACGGACAAACGTTGAAACCCGTGCCGGTCAACAAAGGGGCATGGGAACCGGGTTCTTACTATTATTACGATGAAGTGACCCGTAACGGCTGCCTATGGCTGTGCGCGGCCGGTTCGACCACGGCGGAGCCGGCCGAAGGATCGCCGGACTGGATCAAACGGGTGGATAAAGGGGCCGACGGAGCAAAAGGCGACAAGGGGGATAAGGGCGACAAAGGCGATCAAGGTTTACGGGGATTGCAGGGAGAAAAAGGCGACCGGGGTATTCAAGGAGAAAAAGGAGCCGACGGCCTCACATCCTATTTTCACATCAAATATTCTCCCGTAGAGAATCCTACTGCGGCCCAGATGACCGAAGAACCGGACGTTTACATCGGCACGTATGTGGACTATACGCCTGCCGATAGCAACGATCCGTCGAAATACGCATGGATGCGGTTTCAAGGGCTACAAGGGGACGCCGGCGAAAAAGGTATTCCCGGCGTAAACGGAGCCGATGGGAAAACCTCGTTTTTGCATATCAAATATTCGGACGACGGCCAGACGTTTACAGCCAATAACGGCGAAACTCCGGGCGCATGGATCGGACAGTATACCGATTTCACGGAGGCCGACAGCAGCGTATTTTCGAGATACGCTTGGACGAAAATAAAAGGCGATAAAGGGGACAAAGGCGATCCCGGAAAAGACGGTATCCAGGGAACCCCCGGCGCAATCCTTCGTTCCCGCGGCGTATGGAAGCCGTCGGAAGTGTATATCCGGTCTGCCGAGTTTATCGATTGGGTCGTATATGGGGCGCAGAAATACCGCTATGTGGTCAAATCCGGCGTCGCTACCGTTCCTGCCGGTATTCTACCCACGAACACCGCCTACTGGACGGCCTTCAACGAAATGGAACCGGTGGCCGCGCCGATGTTCCTCGGTGAAACGGCCTCTTTCGATGTGGTCGGATCGCAGGCGATCCGTGTGCTGGAGGATGATTCGTCCGAATACGGGTGGATGCTGACCGGCGGGAAGATCTTGCATACCCGGACGGGGCTTGCGCTGAATGCGAGCGGGAAAATCGAAGCCCCCGACGGATTGGCTATCGAAATGTCCGGAAAAAGTTTGGAGGAATGGACGCAGCAGAAAGCCGACGCCGCGAAGCAGGCCGCCATCGACGCCGCCGCCGCGGATGCGGCCGATAAGGTGAATGCCGTACGGATCGGCGGAGTGAATATTCTGAACGGCACAAAAAATTTTTCCGATCATTGGAGCGGAGAAGGGCAAATTCTGTCTGAACAATATTTAGGTCTAAACGTCGTATACTGTAAAGTTCCGACTTCCGCCGATTATGCAGAAGTTCGCCAGCAGGTGAATGTACCGTTCAC